TTCGCTATGAGGGATTGCCGAGGTTAAAGTCTTTTTTACTGCCATTTTAGTCTCCTAGTCACAGTTACATTTATCGAGTTGTTCTTTTAAATCCGTTACCTGATCTGAAAGTTCTTGAACCGCTTTAACTAAAATTGGAACAAATCGTTCGTATTTCAAACCGTACTGCTTACCGTCTGCCGTTAAAGTTGTGGTTAAATTGGTTTTATCGGATAGCTTATGACCAGCAGCTTCCTCCAATTTTTCTACCGCTTGCGCTTTAAAGCCGATATCTAGTCTGTCTCCTTTATGAGTGCCATCATGGGTAACTTTATCTAGGTCAACATCTGGATCAGTAGTGTCTACATACCTAGCTCGTTCATCCCAGTAAAAGGTGCAAGGCTCAAGAGCATTTATAAAATCTAATCCAACATTTAACTCTTTGAAATCAGTCTTATCTCTTTCATCCGACGTTACTGTCCAAGAAACTTTTACATAAGCTGATGCTGTATAGTCATTACCTACAATTAAATGATCGCTATGTGTTGTTACATTTCCACCCGGATTCCCAGTAGTTCCAGCCGCATAACCAATAACTGTATTGTCATCGCCAGATGTCATGTTTTGTAGAGCGTAGCTTCCGATACAGGTGTTTCTAGCCCCAGAAGTCGTTTTACGGCCCGAATACGACCCGAGAGAAGTGTTGTATGTTCCTGATTGAGCATTTTCATACCCAGAGGCATAACCAACATTAGTATTAAACTGTAGATCAGAACTAGTACTTGCAGCTAAGGTGTAATTTCCAATAGCCACGTTGTAGTCAGCACCGTTAGAAGATCCCATTGCATCTACACCAATGGCTGTATTGTGAGTACCGGCTACGTCTGCATCTAATGCACCATATCCAATACCTACGTTGTTCACAGCCGAGGTCATAGAAGAACCAACCAGCCCACCCATTAGAACGTTGTAATTGCCATCGGTTAATGCACTACCTGCGGCCCCACCTACGATAACATTGTGTGTGCCTGTCGTAACAGCATCACCTGCAACATCACCAATAAACACACAGTATTGAGCTGTAGAAACTGCATCACCTACCGCCCACCCTACACCTACGTTATAGCTGCCACTACCTACTTGGCTGTCAAAAGCATAGTTTCCAATACCTATATTCCTGCCGCCTGTGGTGTTGGCATAAAGCGCATGATAGCCTATACCGATGTTGTTACTCGCCGTGGTGTTGGCGTATAAAGCGCCATAACCCAGTGCTGTGTTCTGTGCGCCTGTGCTATTTGCAAGCAGTGCAGCATAGCCAATGGCAGTGTTGTTTGAAGCTGTGCTGTTTGTATCCAAAGCTCCAAGTCCCACCGCAGTATTTCCTGTCCCCGTGGTGTTAAGCCTTAACGCATCTCTGCCAAAAGCAGTGTTGCTATCAGCAGTTGTGTTCGCCCCTAATGCTCTATACCCCATAGCGGTATTATTGTCGCCAGTGGTGTTCGCGTCTAAAGCATTCCATCCAACCGCTGCATTGCCATCCCCCGTGGTGTTTGCCACCAAAGCACTACGTCCCACCGCAGTGTTGTTGCTACCTGTCGAATTAGCATCTAAAGCAGAGGTTCCGACAGCAGTGTTATCATCTCCAGTGCTGTTTAAACGTAACGCTTGTAACCCGATAGCCGTGTTGTCTGCACCTGTAGTGTTTGTAAGAGCAGCTTGATAACCAACCGCAACATTATTCGTGCCTGTAGTGTTAGCGGTTAAAGCACTTGTACCTACGGCTGTGTTGTTTGAAGCAGTCGTGTTTGCATATAACGCAGAAACTCCGACAGCTACATTGCTTGCCCCGGTGGTATTTATTCTTAAAGCATTTGTTCCAACCCCTACGTTGCTATCGGCTGTGGTGTTAGCACCCAAGGCACTACCTCCAATAGCGGTGTTATTACTTCCTGTCGTATTGCCAGCCATAACAGAAGTACCCACGCCTACGTTGGCATCACCTGTAGTGTTTGAGTCTAAAACTTGAATGCCAATAGCGGTGTTTTCGCCGCCAGTTGTATTTAGCTTTAATGCGTCTGAACCAATTGCTACATTGTAATTTCCCGTCGTATTTGATGTTAATGCTTCTTCGCCAATTGCTACGCCTGAATGACCTGTAGTGTTGGCCGTTAAAGCAGCATAACCAACAGCGGTGTTGTTTGCACCTGTGGTGTTGGTCCCTAAAGCATCAGCGCCAACTGCTGTGCTGTTTGACGCAGTGGTATTAGCGTCTAAAGCTCTCATTCCAACCGCTGTATTAGACGCTCCTGTTGTATTGGCTGCTAGTGCATTTCTCCCTACCGCAACTATTTCTGTACCGGTGGTGTTTGCTGTCGCTGCGCCACTTCCAATCGCTGTGTTGTAGTTTGCTGTGGTATTAGCATCTAATGCCGCTTGTCCAACGGCAGTATTTCCGATACCTGTACTATTAACCAGTAACGCATCAGAACCTATTGCCGTGTTGCTACCAGCCGTAGTTGTCGCACCGCCCGCATTATCACCAATAAACGTATTGTCTGATCCGGTGGTCAGCGCATCACCAGCGTTTTCGCCTACTGCCACATTATCTGTACCTGTAGTCAGCCCTGTGCCAAACGCACCTGAACCAAGCCCTACGTTGCCTGTACCGCCTAATACGTCGAGTACATCAGTGACCGCTGCACCAGAACCACCGCCATCGGTAGCTACCATGCGTATACCGCCATTTGGTATGACTACATTTGAGCCTGTGCCTGCGGTTAATGTAACTGTGTTACCAGCAGAGTTTTGAACTACCCATACGTTAGAAAGAGTATTTGGAGCTAACGTGACCGTACAAGCCTGTGAGAGAGATCCTGTAAGGGTAAGGGCCATTGAGCGAAAGGCATCACTAGTCCCATCCGCCATCGTTATGGTAGCAGTACTAGCGTCCGAAAGAGCCTCGCTTGCCGCCCCGAATTTTTCAGCGATCAGCTCCAAATTTGTATTTGTACTTGTGCCCCAAGTGCCCGATTCGTCACCCGTGGCGATTTCTTTTAATCTTAGGTCATTAACGTAAGTTGCCATTTATGCTACCTCTTCCCAATTCGGTGTTTGACTGTCATCAATAGTTGACCAATTCGGTGTCTGACTATCACTAATCGCGGCCCAATTGGGCGTTTGTCCGTCGTCAATAAGACTCCATATATTCGGCGTACCGACTGCACCTGTCGCGCTAACGCCTGTTGGAACGACATTCGCATCTCCATCGAACGTAACCGCTCCAATATACCCTGTAAGCGCGTCCATTGTAACAGGGATTGTGTTGCTTGTGATTGCGGTGGCGCTTCCAAGCCCTGTTGTTCCTGCCACGCCTGTGACAGAGACTGTCGCCGTACCCGTAACCGTAACCGATCCCAAAGCTCCTGTACCAGCAACACCCGTGGGTGAAACATTTGCGTCAGCCGAGACTGAAACTGACCCAAGCGTTCCTGTACCCGCCACCCCTGTGGGAGTGACATTTGCTGTACCCGTAACCGTAAGCGTACCAAGAGTACCAGTGCCTGATACCCCAGTAGGACTAACATTCGCATCAGCGGATACAGAAATCGATCCAAGGGTCGCTGTTCCTGCAACTCCTGTGACGCTGACATTCGCATCCGCGCTAATCGAGACGGTGCCAAGAGTGCCTGTCGCATCAGGTACTGCCTCACCATTGCCCCACGTTCCGTCACCCCATCCGTGAGAAGACGAATTCCATCCGCTAAATGCAACCTTAATGTCAGCCACACGTTATATCCTATGCGATTCTTATAATCGCGTTACTAGCGTCTGCTGCTGGAAACTGGATAGTAAAGTCACCGCTTGTAGATGTCTTATCCGCTCCAAAGTCCAATATAGCTACTGCTCTATTAGCAGAACCGGCTGTCGTAGAGGAATTATAAATTAACGCCCCTCTTGCCGTAATTGTACTACTAGACCAAGTGCTGTCAGAAAAATCTGTTAATGCTGTTGTACCTGATGTGGTCGGGTCTACATTAGTAAGCGTATTACCGCCCGCTGTATAATTCGTACCGGTAGCAGATACCTCGTTAGTCGTCGCATAAGCCGTAGTAGAAGCTGACATCGTTGCACTACTTGTATACAAAGCAATCTTAAAGGTATTGCCTGTGCCTGTTGTAGTAGTCGTTCCTCCACCAGAGCCATTATGGAAATTATGAATTCCCTGTAAAAGCTCGGATTTAAACGAGGTTGCCATAGCTGTTGTGATAGCCATTATAGTCTCCTTAAAATATCAGCAACATCTGAATGACCTTGCTGAATAAACTCGTTAACAAGCGTTGTTCTATCGCTCTTAACCGCTTGTTTAATAATACCTAAAACCACATGATAAATGCGATTTTTAAATGCTTCTGCTTGTTGCCTTACTATAGGGTCTACCGAATCTGAAACGCTGACTATCTGTTCAACAGCCCGTTCAGCTAATTCTTCAGGAGACAAACCTCTATTTTCAGTCGTTTTAACAACAACATCCCCTATACTTGAATCGACTGCTAACTTAAACATAATACCTCTTTATGTTACAGGCATACTAAACTGGCCTGAACGATACGTATCTTGTTGTAATTTACCATCTCCTAAATTCTTTAATAGGGCTATAGATTGTAAATACATATTGTTATAAAGCTGAACTATATCTGGCTCGCCTTTCATAAACCTGATTGCTTCTACTAAAGCACCATTTAATAGAGCGGAGTCAAAGTTCTCTCCTAACCAAGGTAGTGTGCTTGCTGTAACAATGGATTCAGGATAGTACCCGTAGTGCAACTCCATCGTATACCCACTGTTCGGGGTTGGCCCTAGAATAAAAGAAGAATCATCAAATACAGCATAATGCTTCGGCGCTCCCGTAGTTGAAGGGTTGGGGTACGCTTCTCGTATAAAATTAACATCTTTATTTAATAGGTACGTAAACGCGCCATCCGAATCAAGCACTGCTAAACTAAATGTATAGAGATAGTCTGTAGGTACTGATAAGTACTTAACACCCGAAGTCAACGCTCCTGTCACATTTTTACGAAGCGAAGGAAGCTGTACAGTATTATAAATAGTCTGTTCAGCCTGTTGGGTAAACATAGCAAGCTGGTCGCTTGTAAAGGAAGTCTCACAGATATCCTCTATATTCGCCGTTAATTGGGCGTAGGTCATACTCATGCAAGCGTACCACGTACCATCGTGCCTTTAGTCGCAGCACCTACACCGCGCATCTTAATCCCAGAAGTTTTAACCCCGCTCATATCAGGTTTAGGGGCATCTTTACAAGGATATACGCCCTTATCTTTATGCACTTTAACCTCTTTCATACCAAATACGTCCATTTTACGCTCCTATGAAGTTACTATGGTTACTGTTCCTACTTCTCCCGTCCCAACTAAGTCGTTAGGCGTTAAATCGTACGGGTCTCTTCCTACACCCACCGGGTTCCATCCCCACTGAGTATCTCTACTTTCTGTTAATTCTGCACTATCTGAACGCGGGTCTCGTATAGCTTGGGGATCATTAACAGGAAACTCACCTAATCGCAATTGTGGTTGATCAGGGTTCCAACATTCAGGACACGCTTTTATATGCGTATTCCGACCTTTTTCAACTAGATCTTTAAGTTCCCGTAATTTGTATTGGAATCCACAAACATCACAAATCCCTAATGCTTTTCGGGCTGAAGCAAACCGATTTGCCATTTCTATACATACCCAATACGAGGGACAAAATGAGCAGAGGCTTTTTCTCTATCCTCCCCTGCTGCTAAATCAAACTGTTCGTCATATATCCCTTTTAACATCGGTACACGAGGCATCAATTCAGGATCTTTCTGGGCAATATAATAGGCCAACCCTGCCATTAACGCGGGTAGAAACCTAAAATTCATATCCGCGGTTTCCACTCCAGAACCAGCATCTTCTACCCGACGTAGCCGCCAGTAATAAAATACATATCCACTTTTATCCGGTACAGGCCATATATTAATCTTAGGGGTAGTACGAAGACGTTCCACATAAACCTGTATAGGTCTACCTTCTGACAACTTATTGGGGATAGAGGAATAAGTACTAACACTAATTCGACTTATTGTAAGATCTTGCTGAGTAGTTGCGTTCCCCGAGTTTGTACGAACAACGTGTTCTAGCAAATCAACCGTATCATTAGGTAAATCATACTCAGATGTACCTTCTGTTAAAGTGACCGACCCTTCATCCATAGTCCATAAATTTATTCCTCTATTTTGCCATTCAATAGTCAATAAATTCATAGACCTACGAGCGGTTCGTAAGTCGTAACCTGCCCGCATTTGACGCCCAGCGCGTTCCCACGCTTCTTCAGCGATCTCAGTAAAATCAGGATTAAAAGCGGTAGTGCCGGATGTCGCCATCTACTTCTTCTTAGCTGCTTTCTTAGCCGGTTCTTTCTTGGCTGGTTCTTTTTTGGCAGCGGTTTTCTTAGCGGGCTGTAGCTCTTTCAACCGAGCTTTTGCCTCCTCTTCACTCATTAGGTCAGCATCTACGATGGCATAAGAACCATTCTCCTGCTTAACACCAATCTGGAATACAGGTCTGCCGTCTACGAAATTACCGTTTTGATAGACTTCAAATTTATCCATACAAGTCTCCTTATCTCATCTTACAAGGACGTACACCGCGTTGTGCAATACCTGCACCACGAACTTTACCGCCTTTTGCGTAGCCTTCGACTTTTTTACCTTTCTTATAGCGTTTCATACCTTCTTGGGTGCCACCACCGGGGGTCATGCCTGTGCCTGTTGGAATCCTACCGCCGCCAGCCATTTTCTTGGGCTTCTTCGTTTCATAAGCTTTTTTAGTAGTTAAACCATCTCGCTCATTAAGGAACTTACGTAACGCTCCTCTGTAAGTTAAATTGGTATTGCCAGCTTTCTTACGGAATTTAGCCAACTCTTCTGCGGTAACAGCGGCTTTAGCCTTACCTGACTTAGACATGAAAGTTTTAGCTTCTGTGCCCTTCTTTTCAGCTTGTTTCCTAGCTGAACCAATAGTTCTGGGTAGCCCAGTACCTGTACCCCTATCTGCTGATACTTGTGACCGCCCTTCGGACATATCAGTTTTCATATCAGATTTAGGAGGCTTAATGTTAGTTTTAGGTTGACGTTCTACCTTTGTAAAAGCAGAAGGTTCCTTCTCAACCTTTACCGTGCCCCTTCGACTTTGCTTAGTCCTACCTGCTGCCCCTCTTTCTGCACCAGTCATAGTTTTGGGGTTAAGTTGCCTATTAGACATACCTCTTTCACGATTCAACTTTACGCCTTTCATGTCACTTGTGGGCCTACGTTTAGCCGCTGCTTCTTCTCTTCGCGCACGTTCTAATCTTTGCGAAGGGGAGTTGCCTTCTATGCCAAACATGGCCTGACCAGCTCCCTTTATAGCCCTACCCATTTTTCGTAGGTCTTGGGCCGTACCATCTGTACCTTCTTCCCTTCTCCTACGTTCTAGTCTTTCTGCCGCTGATTCTCTAGCCATTATATTCTCCTATGCGTGGAATGCGGTCATGGTAGTAAACGTGGATTGCGTATACTGTATATAGACCCCGCTTGTAAACAAAATACCTTCTTCTGGAACAGTAATATCCCGTGTAACTGTCGCACTTGCCACAGTCCCTACTTTCATAGTGCTTGTTCCAGTAGGAGAGGTCGTTAAGAAATCAACAGTTCCAGCAGTACCAGAATTAACGATATAAGCTCCTTTCAACCTAGACCTTCCCGCAAAAATAACATCTGCGGCGGAATTATTGATCCCTGCCGAAACATTACCCGCTGGGTCCCCTACCGCTGCAATAGCAGTGACAGTTTTAAAATACTTTGACCCAGTAGCAGTCCCTGCATTTGCACCAGTAATTGATTCAGTTTGAGAATCCCCATTTACATCTGTTCCTGTAACCGTAAAGGAAATTCCAGAATCATCACCTGCGGATAAAATAGTTACGATACGCCCAGAGTCAAAGGTACAACTACCACCAGAAGCAAGTGCGCCACCAATCGTTAAATTAGCATCGTCACCTACAGCGGCGGCAGTTGATATACCGTCTGCATCCAAGGCTTGTGTATCGGCGGTTATAAATACCGCGTTTACATCTGAATAGCCCATAAATCACTCCTTGCTATAAAACAATCCTTATTCAAACGGTGTAGCTAACGTGCCATCACCATGAAGGAATGCTTCACAATGCCAAACGGCAGCGGTGGTCGCTTTAAGACGAATAATACCGCCAACCAACCATCCTTGGGCAGCAGTGCCTAAATCGATTGTATCGTCATCGCTTGCGTCAGGGATAAAAGTGTTAGTGTCGCCAGCAGTTGCAGGATCAAAAACTTGAGCAAAACCAGAGTATAGATCGCTGGCGTTGCCTGTATTAATCTGCCCTGCACCAGTAAATGTGGTTCCGACAATAAATGTATATTGAAGCCCTGCTGCCGCAGTAGGCAGTGTTACCACAATCCCAGCAGCGCGGTTTAATGTAAATACTGCGCCGGATTGGGTGGTAGCTACTGTATAAGTAGCATCTTCAATCGAAACAATATTGTCATAAGAAGATACATAACCTGTGGTAACTAGATTACCGCTAGTATCAATATCTAAGTTGGTAGTGATTGCTCCCGTACCGGCAGTTTTGGTGATTTGTTCAAAACCACCCTCTGAACGAACGGGACCGTTAAAAGTAGTATTCGCCATGTTTGTCTCCTGTCTTGGCTAGTGTCAGCCACATTACGTGACTGTCAGGGCAAATTCGATCTTATAACAAAAAAAAGGGGGTAACAAGTACCCCCTCTTCAGTTTGCGTATTACGCTCCGGGTGAACCGTACACGCCAAGTGGGTCACTTACTCCAAAAGAGTATCGCTCCCTTGCTTTATAACGACTGTTACCCGTATCAAAGTCAGCATCCATAGATGTAGACATTGGTGTACGAGTAAAGTGCTTCAAGCCATTAGGTACGTCAGTCATAACGAACCACGCATCAGTATCGGTAAGATAATGATTTACCGCATAGCCTTCCGGTATTGAACCGTTGCTACGCATTGCGTTGATGTCGTTATCTGCTGTACCGACCCGACCCTCAGTTTCCAACAACCGTGTTGCAACGAATTGCAGTGCGGGTGGGATGATGAGTTTCTTAGGCCGAGCAGCAATAAGGAGACTACGCTCATCAGTCCAGCCAGCTATGTCGATAACAGCCGCTTCCAAGGAAGTTTCGTTAAGGTCAGCAGCGGTGCTAGGACGGTTAGAGTTAGTACCTCCAGATACTAGTGGGTGGGCAGTCGAACACAAAGTCTGACCGTCGCCATAGGTAGTACCAGCAGCAAAGGCGTTGTTCAAAATTGAAGCACCTTTAACTTGTTTGGTATATGCCATAGCGCGAGCCAATGCTTTGGTATAACGAGACGATAGCGAGTCATAAAGGTTATCTTCGATAGCCTCTTCAGTAACACTGAAACCCATTGCTATTGTTTCGTGGTTATACCTAGCAGTCCATGCTTCCTGTGCATTGTCATATTCGATGGCAGAGCCTTCGTTTTTAACAGGTGCAGCAGAGAAACCGGACAGTTTGGTTTCTTCTTCAAAAGAACGGTCAGAAGATTCAGATTCAAAAATCTCCTTATGCTCTTCCCCATATTTAGCGTACTCCATTCCAAACAAAGCGTTTAGTCCGGGTAGGAGTTCCTTTAATAGTTGGGCGCGAGAAATAGCCATATTAAATTACTCCTAAACGCCAGTAGCGTTATAATACTGGTGATCACCAAAGTTCCACTTAACGATGAATTCAACGTAAGTGTCTGCCGCAGTAGCGGTTTCTGGAACTACGTCAACAACCCTAATAGGGAGAGTAGCAGTAGTTGCAGCCGAGCTACCAAGGATAGCGACTTTGGAATTACCCGTAACAGTTGATCCAGTATTTTGGACCAATGATACGTTATTGTTTACGATAGTACGCCCGTAACCAGCTATAGTCGTTGTACCTGATACCGCAGCTACTTTAAATAGTGCGTCAGGATCATCACATACGTAAGCCATAATATCACTTGCAACAGTGCTTGCAGGATACGATTGCCTAAATGTAAGTTGACTAGTAGAAGGATCAGTGTACGTACACCCAAGAAAAACCCCAATAGGAGTGGCAGTAGTCGTGCCAGAGTCAATGTTCAAAGTACCATCGCTCGCGTACTTAACAACATCACCATAATAAATAGCGGTGCCGTAGTTGGAAGCGATTTTCATCTGACGAGTAGACCCAGCAAACACTTGCCCACCGATTAAATTAACCGGCTTTAGTCCATAAGGGGCATCAACAGTAGGATATGCCATAATTAACCTCTAAAAACTAAAATGTTTAATTGCCTTGTCCGAAAGTAACCTTCGATTGCCTATCATTAAATAGTGGCATACGAGGATCATTTTCGCGCATTAGGTTGTTATCCACAGAGGCCATTTGAGATTGTGTTTGGTTTTCAAAATGTTCAGTACGTTCTTCAACCAATTCTCTTGGAGCCTTACAAAGCATCAACCCCCCAATCACAACATTATCTGCAAAGCGTTCCTGCTCTACAGTAACCATTGTAATCTCTGGGTGATCCTTTGCTAAACAGGGTTCCCAACCTTCACGTAATTTGGAAGACACATTAGTAGCATCGACCAGTCCTTGCGTACTAACACGAACCCAATGAAATTCATATCCGTCTTGTGGCGTAGGCGATGGTAACGTCTCTGGACGCTGCCAAGCTCGCTTTCGGACATTCTTTTCCCGAGTAGTGCTTTCACGATTTAGTCTGTTCTCAGCCATTTTGTCTCCTCTCTTCAAGTGCAGCCTGTTTGGCGTATTCTTCTAGTGGAACTCCAAGCCTATTGGCGAGGGCCACTTGTGTTTGCGTTAGTTTCACCTTTTTAGGTGCTGTGCTCCGCGTAGCGGGTGCAACCACGTTAGATTGTCGCTTCGGTTTCTCAACTTCCGGTTCTTCCTGAAAGTAATCAGGAAATGTCGTTCGCATACGAGAATCAATAGTCTCATAGTATTCGTCACTTTGTGGATCAACTCCTTCTTTAATGAGTTTAGTATGCAACCCGTATGCGTATCCACGCATCTCATCGTCTGTATTAAACCAAGGATTAGCTTCTGCCCACTCCTCGGCTTTTACATCACGTTCGACATTCTGCGTACGGGTGTCGTATTCGCCTTGTTGTACAGGAGTTTCGTCTTCCTGTAAAGAAGGTATTTCAAAATTATCTAACTTGTCTGCCCTTAATTTAGCAGTAGTTAGTTTCTCTTGAGCATTAAGCAGCGCATCTGTATCACCTACCTCATGTGCGCTACGGTATTCTTGTTTCGCTTGCTCTAATTCAGCAGTCGTATTCTTTTTGGCTTGCTCTAATAACGCATTTTGGTTTTTAGTTACACTGCCTTTTAATTCCTTGTTTTCATCGACAAGTCGTTGAGCAAGACGTTCTAATTCGTCTTTCTCCCGTTGGGCAGATTCTTTAGCACGACGTTCATCATGGTAGCCTTTACTAAAATGCTTTATACGATTACGTACCTTTTCAGAATACTCCTCTAATTCTTCGTCTGTAACCTCTGTCGGAGGATCTGAAGGTTTACGGTTTCGATCCGCTTTAGGGGTGTCATCAACCACCTCTATATCTACAGCTTCTTCAACCGTCTCTTCTTTTGCTTCAGGTTCTGGCGCTTTACCTGAAATGTCTACTTCAATAGCACCGGAATCTTCTATTTCTATACCTGTGTTCACTGATTCGTCCTGTTCATCTGGAAATGAGTATTCTACTTTTTGAAATGCCATGTTTTACCTCCTATGCCTTTTGGATACCACGAGGATCATCCACTACTGCTTCAATGGAATCATCATTCATTAAACGATACTCTCGTCCATCTACGGTAAACCGTGTACCTGAATTGGCGCGAAACATAACATAATCACCTTGTTTACACCACGGCCCTGTAGGGAATCTTTCTTTATCTCCATAAGCCTCGCTACCCATATCCACTACAAGCCCTATTATGGACATAATGTATTCATGGTGTTTGGTGGTGTTTGCTTTTATCAGGTCTGAACCATCAAAAGTTTCTTCAACAAAAGGGAGTGCTATCAATACCCTATACCCCACAGGTTTGGGTAGTTGTTCCTCAAGTTCCTGTTCCATCATCTCTACTGATTTTGCTGCTTTAGCCATCGTCATCTTCCAAATAATTACGCGAGAGGTCATCTATGTATCCTAAACAGGTTTGTAGACCCCGAATTAAACCTGTTACTTCTGAGTACTGGGAGTAGTCTTTAGCTCCCCCACCACCAAGAAATTCTAATGCAGAGGCTTTATCTTCCTCGATTTTTTCTTTAAGCACATCAAAGATGGTTTTTGCCATAGTTATTCTTTACCTTTTTTGCCCTCATTCATTACCTTAAGTAAGTCCAAATCCGATTTGGTATTGTCTCTACGTCGATCAGCCGCCATTTTTACACCTGATTTTTTCGCATCGATAACCAGCTCTTCCCTATCCAACTTAAGTTGTTCCATATCTATCGCAGCATCTGCCTGATCCTTCTTGGTCTTCCTCTCCAGTTCTGCTGCTTTAAGTTGTATATCTGCCTGATCTTTCTGCGCTTTGCGTTGCGCTTCCTGACCTTTAAGCTGCAACTCGGCTTGCTGCATCTGCACCAAAGGATCTTGTGCTTGCTGCTGGGCTTGTTGCTGCGCTGCCGCTTGTTGATGGGCCTGTGTAAGCTGTTTACCAGCATCAGCCA